TAATGTTTTTTCACCTTGACCTCTCATAAAAAACTTACCAACTCTTTGATCTCGCAAAAATTGTACTATTTCTTGCCTTGAGTCTGCATCTGCAGTTTCTAAAAAAGTTGTTATATCTTTTATTATCTGTTCTCTATTCTGTAAGTTTCTTGCTCCGTTAGGGCTGTTTAGACTGTGACTATATGCACCTAGGTTTAACATTTCCTGGATTGTGCTTTTAGCAGTCTTTGCACCGCCTTCTAACTTAACCTCTACTCCATCAACAATCGTACCATAATCTTTGGTTTCATCAAAGTCAAAGTTCTTAGCTGCAGAAAATAAAGTAGTTCTTCTATCTAATATCTCTTCAGCACCTTGAGCTTTTTTTTCTTTTTGAAACTGCTCTTCTCTATAGTCATCAGTTGTCTTTACAACAGACTGAGTTAAGTATCTATATACAACACTCTCAGATGCCCCAAAGGGGTTATTCTCTTCTAAGTAACGATCTTCAACAACATCCTCAACATAACGCTTTTTATTGACATCAGTAAGTGTTCTATAATCTTTTATTTTTATTGTTCCACCACCTAGCTCATCTGGAAAAGTTATTGTCTCTTCACTAGAACTTAGTTGTGCTTCTAGATATGGTCTGTATCCTAATGCAGCCTCGTTAAAGGTTCCTTTCATAAAACCATAGGATACATTAGAACCAAGTTTTCTTATATTGAGTGCTTGTAGTTTTTGTTTTAAATTTAGTCTAACTTCATCTTCTAAAAACTTTTGACTGGTTGCAATAGCTTTTTCTTTTTGTTCAGCTATTTTAGCTTCTAGTTCATCTAGTTGTTTTTGTGAGCCATCAATCTTAGCAATAGCTTCTTCATCACCTGCTCTATATTTACGAGCTAGTTCTGTGCCTTCTCTACGTTTTACATCAATGTATGCTTTACCTAAAGTCTTTGCAGAGGTATCTAAAAAATCGTTTAGTGTGTTACTAAATTGTCTAAGGTTTTGTAGTTCGTATTGGTCGTTACGACTCATTATAGAGTCTTGTCTTTGTAACTCAGCCATTTGTCCACTGGCTTGCCTTTGGAACTCTGCAACATCTTGGGCTCTTCTACGATCTAGTGCCTTAGCTGTTTGAGCTATGTCCGTAGACACATCAGGTACTGATCTGTTCTTGAAACCCGTTGCTTTTGTGCTGGGTGTGTATGCCATTTTTTAATTAAGAAAATGCGTCCTGCCAAAACTCGTCTCCACCTATAGCTTGTCCTGCTGACAAGGTAGTACTTATACCACCAAGTATAGGGCCAAGTATGGAGGGTTTGCTTGGAGCTGCTTGTTTTATTGGTCTTATCGTCTTAAACGATGCGGATGGAGCGACTGATGCAGATGTACTAATACTGTTAAAGGCAGTAACATTAGACCCATACTGATCTAAGTCAATACCAAATTGTTTGATACCGTATGCCCTAGTAGCATCATATACTGTAGCATCCAGTTGTGCTTGTGAAAATCCAAACTCTCTCTCAGCTTGATCTAGAGTCAACATCATAGATTGACCAGATTGCTGTCCACTTGCTAGTACCGATCCTTGAGCTTGAATTGCTTTTGCTAAATTAGTTTGACTTTCAAACATAGTCTTGTTTACTTTCTCTCGTAACTCTGCTTGATTAGCCTCAGAAGCTCTGTTGGCTTCTATTTGATTTATGTTCTTTTTGTTATAGTATGCAGATCTAGCTGCTGCGTCAGCTTGTAATTGTGCAGTAAATACTTCACCTTTGCGTTGGTCATTGTATGCTGATATTGTTATATCATTAATATACTTTTGTCTTGCCATCGCATTAGAACGATTAACAGCATCGACTTGTGCTCGATGTGCTCTGTTCTGTTCAGCAATACCACTTACAGCTTTAGCTGCACCTAAGCCGATACTGAAGGCCAAGGTTGTACACATGGTTTAATAAATGTTATAAGAGGGACATTGTTATAGACATGATAGTTGACAAAGGTGAAACCTAAAAGTTTTAGTAATTTTATATGTGATTCATTCCGCATATCTGCTTGATTAAATAAATAAGGATTGAGTAAACTGTTTACCCAGCGTTTAGCTTCTCTCACAAATGTATGTGGGTATTCTGTACTAGCATCAGTACATAACATCCAAATAAGATTATGTGGAGTTACTCCTGCCACTCCAGCAGCCTTGCCGTTGGGAACCTTAAAATATACAGAATATGCTGAATTATAGAAAGATTCAATTATAGAAGCCTCTGCACATAAACCAGAAGTCTCCTCTGCCTCACGCCTATCTTCATAGCGTAAGTTCAGACCTACACTTAGAGCTAACTCTGGTGTGCAAGTCTGAATATACTTACCTTCGTACATGTCGTCTATTATGGTATACGCCATCCCAGCTTCCTGAGATTATAGCGGTTGAAAAGGGGTCGGGTATTTGTATTTGTAAAGTATATTTATCATTCTTACGTTGTACTGGAACTCTTACACTTGTAGCTAAGGCTGCAGGAGGCTTATCAAATACACTAGAATTAGATAATATACCAGACTCAAATTGTACATAATCATCTATATCTTTAGTAATATTACCACTAGCATCTACATATTCAAAGGGTGATGTTAAATGAAACTCTAAAGGCCCACCTACACCCATTTCAAAGTTAATACCAGATATACGTAAATCACCATCTGTATCATAGGTGTTTTGACCTACGTTTAAATAGTATGTAGGTAGTTCAATAGTCGTTGTATATCTATATCCTATGGCAACCTTTGCTATATTTGAACCTACACTAGATAACCTAATACCTTCAAACTTAACTATGCCGTAAGTTACACCCGAAACAGTTACAGAACTAACAGAATCTGCTGGTCTAACCATACCAGCTATATCGTTACCATCCATATCTTTACCAGACAAACCTACCATAAATATATCTGTAGGACTTGTAGGTACATATGGTATTGTTGCATGTGTTTTTTCAACACTAGAAACTGTTTGTAAATATGGGGTAAGAGCACTCGGTATCACCATGTTATCTAAATGTGCCTCAAACTGTCTTGAAGTTTCAAGTGGTGAACCGACAGTACCTGTACCTAATACATATGATCTAGTATTGTCAGCATCTGCTACATACTCATATCTACATAGTTTATAGTTACCATCATGTAGTGTAACACTAAAGAAACTACCACCTGTATATAACATATGTTGCATAGTTCCTGTTAAAGTCCAACTATACCATGCTGATTGCTCACGTTGCTGTCCAGTATTATAGTATTTGTAATGATATACTGTACTATCACCTTTTTTACCATAAGTGGTAATACCTATAGCTGCAGAGTTTGCAGATTTAGTTATATCTTTTGGTAAAAATTCTGGTACAACTCTTGTTTGTTCTAGTATGTTAGGAGGTGTAGCATCATCTAGTATAGTAGCTTCAAACGCTCTAGCATATGCAGCTACATTAGATGTAAATAGTACGGATGTACCAAGATCTACAGGTTGTATGGTTTGGTCACACTCATAACTAGATATTTTTTTTAATCTAACTGTTTTTGCACTAAATATATCAGACTCTGTAAATAGTAAAAATTGTCCATTATCACTAAACATCATCATACCTTTTTGTATAGGTAAAACGTGGTTAATAAATGCAGGTTTTACATCAGATACTGTTATGTCTATGGGGTTGTCGTCACTAGCAGATATTGCAGACACTATAAAAAAGTCAAAATACTGGCCTGGTTTAGACATGACAACTTGCTCACCAGAAATAATACCTAATCTGTTTCTATGAAAAAACATTTGTTGTATGGTGTTACCCTTAAAAGTAGGAAATGGGTTAGAAAAGTCATCACCAACTGTTCTATTTTTCCAATAATTTTCGGTGCTACCTTTACTAGCTTCATCTAATTTAGTAAAAGTAAACGTACCATCACGATTATTAATAAGGGCATGAGGCATTGTTGCGGGATCTAAGCCTAAAAACATAGGATCGCCCTGCAAAGTATAACCACCATTTTGAGCACCAGTAACTGTACCAGATACTGTAAAGTTTGCACTTGAACCCGATCCACCAACTGCTGTAATTGTATATACACCAGTAGCAGGAGCTGATCCAGAACCTCCTAATTTAGTAAAAGCTAAGTGAACCTCATCACCAACAACAAAAGTATGATTTGGCTCAGTAACTACTATATTTGTTGAACCACTAGCAATAGTATAACTTCCAGTTTCATCGGGTTCAGAAAAACCATTTGGTCGTACAGTTTCTTCATAACTACCAGCCCCAGCCGTACCATTATTAGCTATAAATTTTACATAATAATCATCTGTTTCTAAGTCAGCTGTATTTGATACTTGAGCTACGTATCCATGTTTATTCATAGCTGGTAATCTAGAAATGTCTTGTGCTTTCTGACCTATGACACTCATGTTTTCGTTTACAGCACCACCAAGAAAGTTTACACTATCTGCAGATATACCATCTAAATACAAACCACTACCTATAACTTCAGCATCTACGCCAGATAAAGAACTATTAACAGCACTAGCTAAACCACTAAGAATAGAAGCCATAGATATAGTACCATTATCTGGATTTTTAGGAGTTTTGAAGTATGCTATACCAGAAACCCCTTCGTATGTTGTTACTGGTTCTACAGCTTCAACTGATATACGATAGGTTTCACCCTCCATAGTTACATCTATAAACTTACCCTCTGCTGTAGTCTTATTTGTTTCTTTAATAAGACCGCCATCTTGAAGTGTTACTGTAGCAGTATACCTAACATCGTAATCTTGTGTATACCCTAAAAATTTATTTACATCACTTGAATCATTATCTTGATAAGTAGCAACGTTGTTATGAATATAACTATTACCATTGACCTGCAAACTACCTTCAATGTTTTCACAATTACTATTACTTGATGAACCTGCTAGTGCACTACCTCCAGAAAATGACCAAGTTAATGTACCAGATTTATTTTGATCCTCGTTAGGGTCATCAAAGGTTGGCCCTTGAGCAGTATTTCCAACCATTCTATCTACTTTTACAGAAGTAACCCTGTAAAATGTATTGGGTGTGGGAGCTGTACCAGTATATAAAATATATTCAGTATTGTAAGCAACAGTATCCAGCCTAGCGAATGAGTAATTTCCATTATCTAAAGGTTCCTCCGTAAGACCAGCTATACCCACAACTTTATTTGGGTTAGCTATGAGTGTATAATCTTGAATCGTAGTAACTGCGTATGGTGATGTAGCCCCAGCAAGATAACTAAATATAGAATCTCCGCTAGAATTTGTCAAAGATTTTTCAGTACCATCTGCTAGATCCCATACTCTAATAGGCATACTACCAGAGTTACTTGGTGTTATTTGTATTAAATATTTTTCATCTCCATCTCTTAAAATTTCATACCAATGACCAGATGAAGTTGCATTGGTAAGAGTTCCAACAAACTCTGCAGGAGGACGTTTTTTAAGACCAAACGTAATATCTGGGACGGCATTATCACATACCCTTAACTGTCCTGGAAATTTTATTTTATCTGGCTGTTGTGATACACCCCCTAGAAAGTTTGGGATACGTTGATTAATTGCTGCCATTACATTCTTCTTAATACTTTAAATGGTCTGTATACAGTGTTAGCATCTTGTTGATACTGATAATCGTTAAATATATTATGATCGCCCTGTTTGTTCTCATACTCCACAGCAGCAGCTCTTGCAGCAGCTTCATCTGGTTCTAACAACTTAGCAGATGGTTGACTGTTTACCATACGGTTAGAGGCTATTCTGGAGGCTCTGACGGTTATATAGTCTTTAAATACTTGCGGTAAATCTTCAAAATCTACCATCCATATCATATCAAAATATAATTTATTACAATTTTCAAAAGTAAAAGTATGACCTTTTTTGTCATATACTTTCTGTATACCGCTGTCACTACGTCTTACCACATCATAATCTTTACCATGATGATAGATACTAAGATCCATTTGTAAGACATTGTTAGGAACAACGACTTGATTATTACTATCGGTGTCGATAGGGTACTCATTCTCTGTGTTGTATGACCACCCTTCAGCTTGTATCTCACGGCAGACTTGCCTTAGAGTCTTTTGTGCTATAGCCACTTCGGGGCTCTGCACTGTTAATGTATTAACTGGGGTTTCTCCAACGCTCATCAGGATTGAGTTGACAGCATCTAGTTCGGTAGACACTCCGTAAGATATTTGTGCCATAAAAAAAGGGGGGCGTGTGCCCCCGTATAAATGTGTATATTAGTTGAAAGCTGCTGGCTTTGTAGTTGTTCCTGCGAACAATTCTACACAAGCTGCTGGATTCACAAAATCTGCTCCCATAGCCATGCGTCCTAGGATGACATCGCCTTGGTATACCACTGAGACATCCCCAGAAGTTACCTGTACCTGTGGGCCGATTGTTTCTACTACACCTGCAGCTTCTCTTTGGAAGATTAGCCCGCATGTGTTTGCAAAGTTAGAGGCAGCACCGTAGTTTTGGCGTGGGCCATAGTTGTTACCTGTAACTGTTGTAGCTGTTTCGATACCTTCAGATACGAATGAACCTGTGTTGCCAGGATCTACTGTATCAAGGTCAGTTGCAGCTGAAGCACCACTTGAAGGTGCATACTTAGTACC